TCAAAAGGGGGCTGGAAGGATGAGCCATGAGGAAGTATTGAAGATGATGGAGGAAATGGGGCTGCCCTTCGCCTATGACCATTTCGTGGAGGGCGAATCCCCGGAGCCGCCCTTCCTCGTATTTTTATATCCCAAAGCTGACAATTTCGCGGCGGACGGGATTGCGTATTTCAAAATCAACCAGCTTGACATTGAACTGTACACCGATTTGAAAAATCCCGACTTGGAAGAGACCATAGAGGCGGTGCTGTTAAAGCACGGTATTTTCTATGGGAAATCGGAAACGTGGATAGAGTCGGAAAAACTGTATGAAGTCCTGTATGAAATGGAGGTCTGAAATGAAGAACAACAATAAAGTGAAATTCAACATCTGCAACTGTCATTATGCTTTGCAGAAAACACAGGAGAACGGGGAGATCGGGTTTGAGACGCCCGTGGCGATGCCCGGTGCGGTTTCCATCGCCCTGGACCCCAACGGGGAGCCGGAATCGTTCTATGCGGACGGCATCGAGTATTACATCATAGCCAACAACATGGGCTATGACGGGGATTTGGAACTTGCCCTCATTCCTGAAAGTTTCCGCACGGACGTGCTGAAGGAGGAAGCGGACAATAATGAAGTGCTGGTGGAGAACGCCCATTCCGAGACGGCGGCCTTTGCGCTGCTGTTCGAGTTTGACGGCGACATCCGCAAGATACGCCATGTGCTGTATAACTGTTCCGCAAGCCGCCCCAAGATCGAGGGCAAGACCAATGAGGAGAGCCGGGAGGTGCAGACCGAGACGCTGACCATTAAGGCTAGGCCGCTGGCAAGCGGCTATGTGAAAGCCAAGACCGGGAACAGGACATCTGCGGAGACGTATGCGAACTGGTATAAATCTGTATATCTGCCGGAACCCAAAGCGGTGGATGCAGAAACAGAAGGACAGGGATGAAGGAGGCTGAAAGGATATGAGTATCGTTAGAAAGATTGAGATTGACGGACAGGATGTGTTGTTTAAGGCATCGGCGGCGATTCCGCGCATCTACAGACTGAAATTTCAGAGGGATATTTATAAAGACCTGCGGATTCTGGAAAAGAGCATAGGCGAGGGTGATGAGGAAAATTCCAACCTCGATTTATTCTCATTGGAGATGTTCGAGAATATCGCCTACACGATGGCAAAACACGCCGACCCTAAGATTCCCAACGAAGTGGATGAGTGGCTGGACGGTTTCAACACCTTTTCCATCTACCAAGTGCTGCCACAATTGATAGAACTGTGGGGATTAAACGTGCAGACGGATGTGGAAGCTAAAAAAAACTTCGCCCAACTGAGCGGGAAATGACAACGCCGCTGTTCCTGCTCCGGTGTGTACAGTTAGGGCTTTCGATGGCTGACCTGGAACTGCTCTCCATCGGATTGATCAATGATATGTATTGTGAAAGTATGAATGATTCCTATTCCTACGCTGTACTTGGCGATCAGGCCGCAATGGACGCATTTTGATTGAAAAAACAGCCTTTTTCTGCTATGATTGGAAGTGGAAAAAGGCTGTATGACTTACTTTCAAATCACAATTTGAGGAGGATTAACAATGTTTATTTCGATAGCAATACTTTTTATAATATGCGGGATTTTGCTTCTGCTAAAAACAAAGAAAATGCCGAAAGAACAAGGACTTCATATTATTACTGGTGTAGGTGCCATTGTACTTATTATTTTAGGGGTGATATTAACTTACTGTATACTTTCTGGAAAAATAGTTTTACCGTTACATTGATAACTTCTCATTTGCAGGGCTGATACAACAGCAGAAAAACAGAATAAATTTTACATAGGCACTTGCCATAACAGCAGGTGTCTTTTTTTATGCATTTTTTCAGGGAGCTTCCGGGCTTCCTTTTTTGTGCTTTGGGGAAGGAAGGTGAGGGGAGTGGCATCAAGGATACAGGGCATAACGGTGGAAATCGGCGGCGATACCACGAAACTCACCACTGCCTTAAAATCGGTCAACACTGACATCCGCATCACGCAGTCACAGCTACGGGATGTGAACAACCTCCTGAAACTGGACCCCGGCAATACGGAATTGCTGGCACAGAAGCACAGGCTCCTTGCGCAGGCGGTTGCGGAAACGAAGGAGAAGCTGGAAACCCTGAAAGCCGCTGCAGAACAGGCAAATGAGGCACTGGCAAAAGGGGAGATCACACAGGAGCAGTACGATGGCCTGCAGCGTGAGATTATCGAGACCGAGGAAAAATTAAAAAGCCTCGAACAGCAGGCGAACCAGTCTGCGGTGGCGGTGCAGAAGATCGCCGCCGTGGGTGAGGATTTAAAGAACTTAGGGGATAAGATTTCCGGTGTAGGGACTACCCTCACCAAAAGCGTGACCACGCCCATTGTGGGGCTTGGCACGGTGGCGGTAAAGACGGCGGCAGATTTTGATTCCGCCATGAGCCAGGTGGCGGCGGTTTCCGGGGCAACGGGAAGTGACCTGGATGCCCTCCGGGATAAGGCAAGGGAGATGGGCAGCAAGACCAAGTTCTCCGCATCCGAAGCGGCAGAGGCCATGAATTATATGGCAATGGCAGGCTGGAAGACTTCTGATATGCTTTCCGGCATTGAGGGCATTATGAATTTGGCGGCGGCGTCCGGGGAGGACTTGGCAAGCACATCCGATATCGTGACGGATGCGCTCACTGCTTTTGGCCTTACCGCAGCCGATTCCGGGCATTTCGCGGATATCCTTGCGGCGGCCAGTTCTAATGCCAACACGAATGTTTCCATGATGGGTGAGACCTTCAAATACTGTGCGCCTATTGCCGGGGCTTTGGGATTCTCTGCGGAAGATACCGCAGAGGCGATTGGCTTAATGGGCAATGCGGGCATCAAGTCCACGCAGGCCGGTACCGCGCTCCGTACCATCATGAGCAACCTTTCCGGGGAAGTGAAGATATGCGGTTCGAGCATTGGTGAAGTCACCATTGCCACCACCAATGCAGACGGGAGCATGAGGGATTTGAGCGCCATCCTCGCTGACTGCCGGACGGCTTTCGGCGGCCTGTCTGAATCAGAGAAAGCAGCGGCGGCAGAGGCTTTGGTGGGTAAAAATGCCATGTCAGGATTCCTCGCACTGATGAACGCCGCCCCTGCGGATATCGAGAAGGTGAGTAGCGCCATAGCAAACTGTGACGGGAAGTCGGCGGAAATGGCGGCTACCATGCAGGATAACCTTGCCGGACAGCTTACCATTTTAAAGAGCCAGTTGGAGGAGCTTGCCATTTCTTTCGGTGAAATCCTCATGCCCGCCATCCGCCAGATCGTCACATGGGTGCAGGGCTTTGTGGATAAGCTGAACAGCATGGACGAGGGCACCAAGAACACCATCGTCACCATCGGCCTGCTTGCGGCGGCAATCGGCCCTGTGCTTATCGTGATCGGGAAAGTGGTCTCTGCGGTGGGCAGCATCATGACATTCATCCCCACACTGATCGGCGGCATTTCCAGTATCGGCGGAGGGCTTAGTGCTTTATGGGGCATCCTTGCGGCGAACCCCGTCACTTTAGTGATCGCTGCCATTGCCGCATTGATAGCCATTTTCGTGGCACTGTGGAATAACTGCGAGGGCTTCCGGGAGTTCTGGATCAATTTATGGAATGTCATCAAAGAAGCGGCTGTTGCGGTATGGAATGGCCTGAAAGACTTCTTTTCCAACATCTGGAATGCCATTACCGGGGCGGCGCAGTCCATCTGGAACGGTCTAAAAGACTTTTTCAGCGGCTTATGGGATGGTATCAAGAATATTTTCCAGACGGTGCTGGATGTGATAAAGACGCTCATCGTGGCGCGGTTCGAGTTTTATAAGCTGATCATTACAACCGTGCTGAATGTGATACAGACGGTGGTCTCCACGGTATGGAATGCGATAAAAACTGTGATTGAAACTGTCACGAATGCCATCGGCTCTTTCCTTTCCAGTGCATGGGAAGCAATACGGAATACCGTCACCACGGTAATGGAGGCGATCAGAAACGTCATTACCACAGTATGGGAGGCAATCAAAACCGCAGTGACGGCGGTGCTTTCTGCCATTAAGGATGTGGTGGTCTCTGCGTGGGAAGCAATTAAAAATGCTATTTCCACAGCAATGGAGGCGATAAAGTCTGCTGTCACGGCGGCATGGGAAGCCATTAAGAGCGCGGTGTCCGCAGCAATCGAAGCCATAAAAAATGTGGCTGTGGCGGCATGGGAGGCGATAAAGTCAGCGGTCATTTCCATTATGGAGGCGATCAAGAGCGCCATTACCGCCGCATGGGAAGCCATCAAATCCGCAGTAAGTTCTGTGGTCAATGCAATAAAGGAAGTCATCACCAGTGTGTGGAATGCCATCAAGTCCACAGTTACCAGTATTGTGGGCGGCTTAAAGGATGCGGTGGTAAATGTGTTCAACAGCCTGCTCTCCGGCATCAAGAATGCCATGAGCGGAATCACGAATGCTGTAAAGAGCGGCTTTGAGGGTGCAATTAACTTCATCAAGGGGCTGCCCTCACAGGCATTGCAGTGGGGCAAGGATATCATCGGCGGGCTGATTAACGGCATCAAGTCCAAAATCAGCAGCCTTGTGGACAGCGTGAAGGATGTGGCGGGGACAATCGCCTCCTTCCTGCATTTCTCCGAGCCGGACGAGGGACCGCTTTCCAACTTCCACACCTTTATGCCGGATATGATCGATTTACTCGGAAAAGGCATCCGTGGGAATTTAGGGAAGCTGACCGGCCCCATGAAGGAACTGGCCGGAATGCTTATCCCCACAACAGGGGCAATGGAAAGCATCTCATCAGCCAGGAATGGTGGGAACGGAAGTGCTTCTCTGGCGGCAAGGCTGGATGCCATGTATGAAGTGGTGACAAAGTATCTGCCCAGGTTAGCGAACAGCCAGGTAGTGCTTGACTCCGGCGCACTTGTCGGGGAACTGTCTGACGGGCTGAACCGGGAGCTGGGAAAGGCGTATTCATGATAAGGAAATTCAGACTCATTAACGGGGAAGGGGTGTCATGGGATTTGAACGCACGGACATCCTTCCTCCATTCCATTGGCGGCTTCGGCTATAAGGACGGGACGCAGTATGAACAGATCGGCACGGACTTCATCCCTCTGGAGGAGTTATTTTCTCAGGGCGTGATGACCGGGCGCATCTTCTTTGGCGGCAGGGATGCCTATGTGAATTACAGGGCATTCTCCCGGTTCGTCCGGGCAGTGCCTTTGACTTTGGTGTATGAAATGGAAGAAGCGTTCCGCGTCCCGGTGCGGATGACGGAGATTGCTAAGAGTGAGTTAATCACTGGCGGCGCAGGCTTAGACTGCGAGGTGGCTTTCACGGCAACCGGGCTGTTTTATAAGAATGTTTCCGGCTACAGCGGCACACTCTCCATTGGCGGGAAAATCTATCCATACGAATACACCTATGCCTATGCGGATGTGACGCAGAACACGCTGATGATCGACAGCGACAGCCACGGGGACAGCCCATGTAAAGTGACTGTATACGGCCCCTGCACGAACCCGGTATGGAAGCACTATGTGAATAATGTCCTGTACGAAACGGGAAGGTATGAGGGGAATATCCCGGACGGGCATAAG